GCCGGCGTGGACCATGATGGCGACCGCTACGGCTTCGTACGCAACCTGAAGAGCCCGCAGGACGAGGTGAATCACCGTCGCTCCAAGGCGCTGCATCTGCTCAACAGCCGCCGTGTGATCTCCGAAAAGGGCGCCGTTGACGATATCGAGGTGGCGCGTCGCGAATGGGCCAAACCTGACGGATGGGTCGAGACTAATCCTGGCATGAAGGTCGAGCCCGACACGACCACGATCCAGGATTTCAAGGGCCAACTGGAAATGCTCCAGGAAGCCAAGAACGAGATTGAGAATTTCGGTCCAAACCCGGCATTGATCGGGCAAGGATTGGAAGATAGCTCCGGCCGCGCCATTCAGTTGTTGCAGCAGGCCGGTATCGCCGAACTCGGGCCATATCTGTCGGCCTACAAGAACTGGAAAATCCGGGTTTATCGCGACATCTGGAACATCATCCAGCGTTATTGGACTTCGGAGCGGTGGATTCGGGTGACTGACGACCAGCAAGTGGCGCAGTTCTTCCAGATTAATAAGCTCGAGGTCGATCAGTTCGGCCGGCCAGCCATCGTGAACGCGATCGGTTCGCTGGACGTGGATATCATCATTGATGAGGGCCCGGACGCTGTGAACATGCAGGGCGACAGCATGATGGTTATGCAATCGCTTGGCCCGCAGTTCGCTCAGAACTTCCCCGAGATCATGATCGAGCTTTCGCCGCTGCCGAACTCGATCAAGAAGCCGATGTTGGACAAGATCAAGGCGAAGCAGGAAGCCCCGCCGCCGCCCGATCCAAAGGTGATGGCGCTCCAGGCCAAGGCGCAACTCGATGCTCAGAGCGCCCAGCGCGAGGATCAGCGCGCCACTGCGCAGGCTCAGCAGGATATGGCTATTCAGGCCCGTCAGCAGCAGATGGCAGAGCAGCAGGCCGCTATGGATGCACAGATGGAGCGTCTGCGGGCCGCCAATGAGATCGAAATTCAGCGGATGAAGGCCGCGGCCGACATCCAGATTGAGCGCATCAAAGCGGCCAACAAGGCTCGTCTGGACCAGGAAGCGCACGAACAGAGCATGGACCTCGCGCGAGACAAGGCGGCATATCAGGCCCAACTCGCGAAGTCCAAGCCGCAACCGGCAGCATAAGGTTTGCTCCAGCTCAACGAGATGATCTCGGTCGAGACCCCATTGGGCCACGGCTATGCGATCATCTTTGAGAGTGGCGAGCATGACAACCATTGGACGGTCGTGCTGGATAACGGCGCGCTCGTCACATTTACACAGGACCGTATCAAGGTCTCCCGCGACTACACGCACAGGCGCGGGATTTCTGATGCTGAGATGCAAGAGATCGTTTGCTCCTGACGATATAGGAGCAGAACTACCCGCACGCCTGAGCGACAGAGGGCATACGTGATCGCACGAAACGCGAGAGGAAGACCATGACTGTTGAACCTGAGGAACTGAACGAGGACGCTCTTTTCGACCAGGCTATGGACGACGCGTCGGCAGATGCGCCGGTTGCTGAACCAGCACCTGGGCCCGAGCCGCAGCCGGAACCTGAAGCAGAGTTGAAAGCCGATCCGCAGGCCGAAAAGCCCGCGGTCGATGACAACGCGCCGCTGGTGCCGTCGTGGCGTCTCCGGGAAGTGAACGAAGAGAAGCGAGCGCTGGCCGATCGGTTGGCTGCTATTGAGGCCGAGAAGGCCACTTGGCAGCGTCAGCCGGTAGTGGAGCAGCCCAAACCTGCCGTTGAAAAGCAGGCCAAGCCTGATCCGCTGCTCGACCCTGACGGCTATGCTAAGGCCTTGCGGGATGAAATCCGCGAGGAACTGGTTGCGGAACGTCGCGAGACGAGCTTGCAATCAGCCCATGTGAAGTACAAGGCCGAGTTCGAAGAGGCGTATGACGCGGCACGAAAGGCCGTTGACCCCGCCTTGAAAGCTCGGATGCAGACTTCCCGTGATCCCGGTGAAACCCTCATTCAGTGGCACCGCGAACAGAAAACCCGCCAAGAGATCGGCGGCGATCTGACCGCGTACAAGCAGCGCCTCCGTGATGAAGCTCTGAAAGACCCGGAGTTTCGCAAGGCGGCGATGGCTGCTTGGCAAGCCGAAGCTCAGCCTCAAGTCAGTGGTCGTCCCCGAGTTGAACTGCCTCCCTCGCTGAATGGCGCAAGCCGTTCGAATGCAGCCCTGCGCGCCTCACAAACGGACCTGTCCGACGACGCGCTTTGGGACGAAGCCACGACCTGAGCCAACGACATCCCGACGAAAGCACCCGCCTAACGGCGGGTTTTTTATTGGGCGGTGAAGGTCATTGAAGAAAGGATAGCGGCCAATGGCCCTCACTTCCAATCATGTCAATAACGAAGTCATCAAGTTCCGCAAACAGGCGGCAACTGACTTCCTCCGCAAGTCGCGCCTGGACCCCTTCATGGGCCCGGATTCCACGTCCCCGATCGTCCGCCTCAAGGATCTGACCGGCGACGGCAAGGAAATCAACATCCCGCTCGTGACCCAGCTCGTTGGGCCTGGCGTCGGTGCCGGCACCCTGCGCGGCAATGAAGAGCAGATGGACAGCTACGGCTTTCCGGTCTGGGCCGACTGGGCTCGTAACGCCGTCGCGAACAACCGCGCCGTCAACAAGGAGTCGTCGTTCTCGGTGCGCTCGACGGCTCGCAGCCTGCTTTCGGGCTGGTCGCGCCGTATCGTCCGTGACGACCTCGTGGATGCGCTGCTTTCGATCCCGACTTCTGCGGTGCAGGCCGGCCGTTTGCAGGCTCCGGGCAACCGCGTCAACGGCATCAAGTGGTCGGCCGCGACTGCTGCCAACAAGAACTCGTGGGTCACTGCGAACTATGACCGCGTGCTCTTCGGCTCCGTTGTCGCCAACTACTCGACCACTTTCGCTACCGCGGCTGCGAACGTGGACTCGACCAACGATAAGATGACGGCGGCGGTCGGCTCGCTGGCGAAGGACATCGCCAAACAGACCGGCGTCGATCCCAACAACTCTGGCGTCTACAACGGCCGGCCGAAGATCAACCCGTGGCAGCAGAAGGACACTGACCAGGAATGGATGCTGTGTCTGCTCGGCGACCGCGCGTTCCGCGATCTCAAGGCCGATCCGACCATGTATCAGGCCAACCGTGACGCACGCGAGCGTGAGTCCAGCCCGACGAAGAACAACCCGATCTTCACCGGCGGCGGCCTGATCTATGACGGCGTCTACTACCTGAACATCCCGGAGATCACCTCGCGCCTGCTGCTCAAGGGCATCGGCGCGTCGTCGATCGACGTGGAGCCGTTCTTCATGCTCGGCCAGGGCGCCTTGGCCTACGCTCTGGGCCAGATGCCGCGCCCGACCCAACTCGAAGATGGAGATTACGACTTCATCACCGGCATGGGAATCGAGGCGCAGTACGGCGTCGGCAAGATCGCCAAGGCTCCTCTCGCAACCGCGAACGCCACGGTCGGCGACCTCGTGGATTGGGGAATGGTCACGGGCTTCGTCTCTGGCGTCGCCAACGCCTGATCAAACTGAGCGGCCTTTGGGCCGCTCTTTCCTTTTTCTCTCATAGAGGATTGGTCAATGACCACTCGCACCGACTTCTCCCAGCCGCAGGCTGGTCCCCAGGGCTTTGCCCGTACCATGAAAACGTTCGGCCGTCGTGTCGCTATGGCGACGGGAGATCTCACCACCGGCAATATCGTGGAAGCGTTTGTCGTGCCTGCCGGCTTCGTCGTTACCGGCATCATCGCGGTTGCTTCCGACATGGACACCAACGGCACGCCGACGCTGGCGCTGTCCGTTGGCGACGCTTCCAGCGGCGTCCGCTTCCTGTCCTCGTCCACGATCGGTCAAGCCGGCACGACCACGCAGACCCTCGCTTCCACCGGCCTTCTGTTCGCCTATACAGCGGACACGAAGATCCTGGTGACGGCAACCACGGGCTCTGCGACGGCCGCAGCCGGCACGCTCGACCTGTATCTTTCGGGCTTCATGGCCTGATCGAACAATCGCCTGCCGGTCGCGTTTGATCGGCAGGCAATCAACTGGAGATTTGCAATGCGCAAAGCAACCGCAACCTACAACGCTCCCGAAGGCGACAACAAGGTTGTCGAAATGGGCGGCGTGACGTTCTTCGACGGCCAGTCGGTCGAACTGAATACCGACGAACACGAGCACATGATCGGGAAGCTTCAGAACAACCCGCACTTCGAAATCGAGGTCGGCGAGGAGGAGCAGAGCGAAAAGCGTGGTCCTGGTCGCCCCAAGAAGCGCGATTTCAAGGCAGGTATCGAAGAGGCACGCGATCACGACTTCGAGGCTGACCGGCGCGAGGCAATGGCCGGTCGCAAAACCGCTGGGACCGAAGGCTGATGTCCAAAACTCGCGCCGATATCCAAAAGAAAGCCCTTGATATCCTCGTCGGGGGCGATGTCGGCGCGAGCATGTCCGATGAGGACGCGACGGTCATTGACGGGTACATTGACGACGTTGTGGCCGAGCTCGCTGCGGACGATACAGTCTATATCGGAGATCCCAACGACCTCGACGATGCGCTGTTTATCCAGTTCTGCAAGCTCGTTGCCAATGCAGCGGCCGAAGAGTTTGGAGGCAAGTCAGATGAAGCCGCGGCTCGCATCATGCGCAACCGGATCAAGACCATAACGGCGCAGAAGCCCGGATTTGGGCCGCAACAGGTCGATTACTTCTGAGATGGCCAGTCTGTATGAAACGTTGATGGCAGCGACACCTCAGCAAACGTTTGCCAACAACCAGCAATACGCCGCGACTCCGGGGCAGACGAACTACGACACTAAGCTTCCTCAGATGGATGAGTTTCAGTTCCGCCAATGGGCGGCTGATAACAAGGTGCCATTTAACCCAAACGCATCAGGCCAAGACTATGACATGCGCGGTTATTGGCAGGGGTTAATGCAGCAAAATCCTCGTGCGATGTCTGGTGTGAATGCTAACGACGGTCAATTGCACTTCTCGGACTATTGGAAGACGCCTTATCACCAGTCGTTTTCAAATGAGAGCAAGTATGCCGCTCCGAACGCGCCGCAATGGGTGAATGATAGCCAATTGGCCGCTCCAAATGGCCGCATCGTGTTTGACGAGCGACGATGACTACCAAGAGCGGTCAGGTGCACATCCCGTTCCCATTGAGTTCGTCTCCGGGAGCATCCTCGCAGGAAAGCGCGGGTAGACTCGTCAATTGCTATGCAGAGCCCCTTGGCAAAGATATCGGCGCTCAGAAGGGTTTTACGCCTCCCGCCGTTGTCTGGAGAAAATGCCCCGGCTTGCCGCAGTTCTGTGCGTCCACGCAGACGGGTTTCCGCGGCGGCTTGCTGGTCGGTAGCGCGCTCTACACGGCTTGGAGCGGGAAGGCGGCCACTTACACCTCAGGCGGCGTCGAAACCGTTCTGACCGGCACGCTGAACGGCACGGAGAAAGTCTTCTGGGCTCGCAAC